TAATTGCTTTGGATCTCCCTCTACCGTACTTGAGATAGAATACTTATCCTCTATGGGAAAAACTTGAAGACCGTCTTGAGGATTTCCGTCTGGTATAATCTTAGTACCTGCTAATGCTTGTGAGGCTCCATCAATTCCTCCAAAGCCTAAAAATTGTGCTGCTCCTCCAAGGCCTAGCGATTGTGCTAACCCTCCTATTTGAGATTCTCCTGGTTTTAAGTAAGTGTTTGGTGTAAATCCTCTTATGAAATGAGTACCTGTTCCGTTTACTGGTACTTGAGCTAGAGTTGAGGCTAGTACTTTTGCTGTCTCTATTACTGTATCTCTAACAGTCCCCAGTGCTTCTTTTGCTATTCCCTTTATTCCTCCTGAACTTGCCTTATTTAGTTTACTAATAGTATCTGTTTGTTGTAGTAAAGCTTGGTTTAGTGTAAATTTTAAACCTGGTTTATCTATAAGCATTTGAGCGATACGTGATGTATCGTCGATGCGTTTGTTAAATTGAAGGCCTAGTGATTTGTCGTTATTTCTTGGGGGGTTATCTATATCCTTAATTACATACGGAGCTACGGTACCTGTCTCTGCGTAATTAATCGAACGCAGGGTATCCATATTCCCTTCTTTATAATTTTGTAAAATCCCCATTTTTACTATCCTGGGGTATTATCTGAATATTTTTCGGGAGTTATTCCGTCTAGATCTAGATTTGAAGGACTTTGCTCAATCGCTGGTTGATTATTTATTGACGATTGGTTGTGTAAGGTTGAGTTAGGATTTGCACCCGGCCGTAGGGGGGGTGTAGTTCCTCCTAATCCTAAAATAGAATTAGGGAGTTGGTTGTTAAGAATTCCGTTTGCCATAGTTATTTATTTTATTGTTTTTCTTTATTATAAATAGAAGTTAAGAACTTTTATACGAACCTATAGTCAAGGCTGATCCTACTTTGTTTCCATCTAAGTAAACATTCCCTCCTGCTTGAACTGCTGATATTAGAATATCTAGTTTAGCTTCTAGTTTTGCAAAACTGTCACTACTTCCCTCTCCTTCGTCTCCTCCAAATAATCCTGCTACTGCAAGAAGAGGCGTTGCCATAATTATAAGTCCTGAGAGTGCTGATAGAGCAGGTATTGCTGCAAAGCCTGCAAATGCTATAGCTCCTAATCCACCTGCTATACTCATTAATGCTCCTCCTATTAGGTAAAGTTGCGGTATTGCAGAAATAAGTCCTGTGAGTCCTGAGAATATCGTGCTGATTCCTTCTGCTGCATACTTTATACCTAGTCCAAACATCATTGCTCCTGCTCCTATTAAGGCGAATGAAGCTCCTAATCCAACTGCCATTCCGACTAATGCTGCTAATCCTAAAGCTCCTACTCCGGTCATCATTGCTGCTCCTAGTGCTTCTAGTGCCGGTATAAGTATATATATTCCTGCGGCTGCCATTGGTGCAGTTAGTCCCATGAGTGCCATTCCTGCTGATCCTGGTATCATTAACATAAATGCAGCTGCTGCGGCTGCTAGTGCTAATGAACCTATAAATGTTTTAGACATTGAGCTTAGTCCTTGTGATAATGATTGAAAAGCTAAAAGTAACTTAGGTCCGCTGATTTTCTCTAGTAACTTAGCTCCTAAGTATCCAGGGATCATAGCAACTAGTCCAATTGCTGCAGGTATTAAAGCTAATGCTCCTTGTACTACTTTCATTGAAGCCATTTCTTTAAGTCCGGCTGCTAGATTTGTAAGGAACTCTTTTATCTTTACCCCAGATGATTTTGGTTCGGATGTACCTGCAGCTCCTGTTGCTGCATTTTCTGCTTTATCCCCAAGTTTATCCTTTGCCCTATCTTGCAGGTCTTCCACAATACCTCCTTCTGGTGCTGCTGGTGTTGTAACTGCTTTAAACTCTCCTACTAGTCCATCTCTTAATTTACCTAACGCTCCTCCTGCTCCTTTTAACAGTCCTGGTATTCCTTTTAATCCCTGTTGTAAACCTGTTAGGGAGGTTCTCATTGCTTGAAAACCTTTGACACCTGCTCCGGCAAAAGATGCTATTTTCATTGCTGCCATAGAGACAGCAATAGCTCCAAATATAGCTACTAGGGGATAGGATACAGCCTTCCATTTAAGCAACCAACCAACACCTGCAGCAATTGGTCTGATTATATTCAGCAGTACGTCCACTATTGGTACTATCGCTTCTAGAATTGGTGCAAAGGCTTGCGCTAATCTATCTAGAGACTTTTGTATTTTTGCTTGAATATCCATCTGCTTGGATTGCTCTAATGTTACTCCTCTGGCTGCTGCAACCTGTTCTTCGGTCATGCTGGCTATAGCTTCTTCAGTGAGTACCATCGTACCTAGTTCTTGTCTGGACATCCCTAAAGCTTTAGCTAGTGCTTGTTGCTCAATTCTGTTCATTTTTGCATACTCCGCTGCTGATGCTCCATTTTTAGATAACTCTTTTGCAAGCCCCTCTAAATCATTGTTTAAAGCGAACTCTCTTGCTTTATTTAAATTTATACTTTTACCAGTCAGAAGCTGGGCTTCTAATTCTGCTTCTATAGAAGATTCAAAATCCAATAAGCCGTCTGCTATACTATTAACTTTTGATAGTTCTAGTCCTATTTTTCTAGCTGCGGAGGCGGCTCCTGCTAGTGCTTTAGCATTTCCTCCAACAGAAGCTGTAATGTCATCTGATGCTGATAGTACATCGTCATATACGACTTTATTGGATATTCCTGCATCTACATTGTCGTATATAGCGTTACCTATTTCATCAGCTGATTTACTGGTCAGCTTCATCATCATTCCAAGTTTACCGGCTTGTTCTGCGGATACTCCTAGGAGTTGTTGAGCGTCTGCTATCTGCCCTATTTGCTGGGAGGTAAAGACAGTCGCTGCATTTAACCCTGTTTGTTTAGTAAGTTCTACAGCTGTTTTTAGCATATCGGTCATTGAAGCAACTTCCGTATTTACTCCTCCTAATGATGCTGCTGCTTGTCCTGTATATTGTGTAAACTCTACTGCTGCTTTGTTAACATCTAAAAATGCAGTAACTATTGCAAGTGCTGCAGCAGCTGGATCCTTCAATGCTCCTGAGAATCCTTTAGCAAGTGTAGAGAAACCTGTAGCAGCTATCTGTAGTTTGGTAAACTGCTTTCCTCCTTCAGCTGTAGACTTAGCCATTGCACGCATATCTTCTGCAGAGTCTTTCATAGCATCGTGGAATATACCAGATCTCATACCTAATCTCTCCATTAATGCTCCGGTACCTCCAACTAATGCACCTGTTACCCCTGAAAGTCTAGTTATTTCTTTTTCTGTTCCTTTTCTTTCTTTTACTTTATCTTGTATCTTTGTGTAGGCGCTTTTTTGATCATTTAGGAACGCTAATGCTGCTTTTGCTTCAGGTTTAATTGCTTTTTCTAGGGTAGCTCTAGATCTCTGTACACCTACTATTTGCTTTTCATAACGCTCTACAGATGCAAGTTTTACTAAGGCGCCGTCATCGTTACCTTGAGCTTCTAAGTCTATAGCAGCTTGTTTGAGTTTATTAATGTGGTTTCTTTGCTTAGTCTCCTCTTCTCTTGCTTTTTCTGCTTTTTTTATTAACGCTTCTTGTCCTGTAAATTGAGATGCTGCTACTCTTGCAGCTTCATATTGAAGTCCTAGTTTCTTCTCTATACTTTCTAAATCCCGTGTTCTAAGGTCTAGCAACCCTAGTTCATCGTTTTTTAACTTTGCTGCTTCGGCGACTATTCCTTTAAAAGCAGATTTTAATTGGTTGGCAGGTGTACTAACAGCTCCAAATTCTTTCGCTATTCCTACCATCTGTTCGAATAGGTTCGAAGCAGAGTTGTCTACATCTCCAATATCTCTTGCAAGTTGCTTGAATTCGTTTCTTAGCGATTGTATACCTTTAACAGCTTCAGCATCTCCAAGTTTTAAAGGTTCTTGGTTCATCTGTACTCTCAGGCTGTTAATATCTTGTATTAATTTTTTTGCTTCTTGGAGTCTTATGTTTTCCTCTTGTTGCTGATTCGCCATTTACACAATGAATTTATTATAAATAGTCAAGGCCCGTAATTATTTACGAGCCTTAGTACTATATGAAGGTTTTGATATTGACGGACCTCTTAGTTCGGTCCCTTTTTTATTTACCTTATCGTATTCTTGTTTTTCTTTTTCGTAAAACTCTAGCATTTTTTGAAAAGTAAAGTTACGTAACCATAAAGGCATATTATATACAGTATGAAAGTCATACCCTCCTTTACTATTAAATACTATCTCATGTATTTGTGTAAATACAGATACTCTATAGGTTAGCGTCAGGCCAAAGAAAATTAACCCCTATCGGGACATCGACCCCCCCTTCCGGTCCATTTTCCGGGTAGAATTTCATATCTACATCGGGTTGAAAGTCTCTCAGGTAGTTTCTAAATGCTCTAGAGTCTTTTGCTAGGAACTCATTATCCACGAAGGCTCTAACGGTTTTTCTTTCGCTATCTCCATTCACTGCAATAATCATATGCTTTAGACGGGTTGATAACTCTGCTGAAGAGTCTTTATTGATTTTCTTTAGTCCTTTTACTTCTTGGTCAATCCCCTGTTCATCTCCGTGTGATAGAAGCTTGAAGGTAATTACTTTTCCTGAGTTAGGGAGTGTGTAGTTGAATATGTTTTCTGTAGCTTTTTCTACATCTGGGTGAAGTGGTTTATTTTCTAGTAGGGAAAGGTCAATACTTTCTTTCTCACCATCATATTGAAATTCATAATCTTTTCCGTATCCTAAGATACGTGCAGCTATAAGTAGAGCGTTTTTATCACCGACTAGAAGTTCGTTATAGTCAATTGCTTTGTCTACAATTAGTGCCTGTAAGAGTTTATCAATTACTATACCTTTTTGTATATAGTTCTGGTTTGTTAAGATATCTTCTTCTCTTGCTGTCATGTACTTCATTTCAATAGTACCTGATGTTAATAAAGAATCTTTAGGGTAAAGTTTTCCTCTAGAAGGTAAATCTACTACTTCTGATGGGAATTTTTGTTTGTCTTCCATAAATTTTATTAATTAAAACTAGTTGTTACTATAAATATACGGAAATAAAAAAAGAAAAACAACCATTTTGTAGGTTGAGTTCACATTTTAAGTTTGTTTTCCCCATTTACTCCCTTTTCCAGGTGTTTTACATTGTCCAGGTGTAGGTCGACATGAAGGATATTTTGAACGCTTTTCTCCTTTTTCTCTTCCACAAGACTTACATTTTGTTTTCCCGTCTACTTCCCGACAGGTATTACAATCCACCCAACCACTTTTTTTACCAGGTTGACCTTTACGGGAGAACCATTTACGCAGAGATTCATCTTCTTTCATCATTTTTAACACTTCCTCTCTAACTTTTGCATATCCTGATCCATATGGAGCAGCTCTGCCTGATTGTGGATCCTCTGTTTCTTTAATGTCTTTCCAGATATTTCCCTTACGACATCTAACTACAGCACCGGATTTATAAGCGGACGGTTTGTTATATTTACGGTCAGCAATACGTAAGCACCTGTCTCGTTTTTCTTTTTCCTCTCTGAGTATTTCTTTAACTAAATCTCTTAGCTTAGCCATTTTAATTTATACAGAGTCGATTCTAGTAATTCTAGGACAGTATCTATTTGGTTCAGGATATATGAATCTGTTATTTCTTCTTCTAGGGAGATAACTTTATTAACTAAAGCTTCAAAATAAGTGATTACTTGGTCTTTATCTTTATATTCTAATAGAGAGTAATTAGAGTAACCTCTCAAGACACCGTACTTCCCTTGGTAAGATTCTATTAAACCGTCTACTAGGTCAATAATTCCATCATAATAATCATTTAATGCTTTGTGTTCAGCAAATGAAGATGTCTGTAAGTGTAGGATGTGAGATTGTGTTCTAGAGTGAAATAAGAGTGATACTAATTTTGCGTAATTCTCCATTTTATTTTATTTTATTCTAGTTTATTCTAGTTTATTCTGTCTGTTATTGGACCCCCTACAACCCAAGCATTACAAGTTCTAGCTGCAGCACACTTAAATTTTAGGAATCGACAATAGCCTAGTTCCCCTGCTTTAATTACATCAAATGGATCTTCTGTACCTTCATCATCTCCGATTCCTTTAGCAATACAGTCTAATGTTTTAGCTGTAGTATCAAATGCTGCACAGTTACCGCAAAGGGATGTTTTAGCTTCTTCTATAGAGTCAAGCTTCCACATATCTACCTTAGCCTGCCAAAATTTTTCGTTTGGTTCGTTTGGATTTAAGGGACCATACTCGTGTTCATCTATAGCATTTTGTCTATTTTGAAGGTTTTCTCCTATATTTTGAGTCGATGTCGGACATTTACTTGCCTCGATCTCGTTTATTATAGTTACTAACTTCATCTTATCTTTTTTTAAAGTACTGTATATAAACAGCAGTAATTTAGTATGTGTTTTAAAATTTCAAGGCTGCATTAATAGTTAAGCACGGCATAATCCATTGCAACAGTCATTGTCAATTCAACTGCGTCTGGTGCTGACCAATCAAAAGATCCTTGAGACATTGTTTTAATAAATGCTCCTTTAATAATCCATTCTGATACGATATCTCCTACTGGACCTAATACGTTTAGTGTTAAGTCTTTTTTATAAAAGTCTGAGTATCCTGCTCTACCAGTTACTGATTCGTAAGATAGACGAGCCCATTCCATTACTGCTTGAGCACCAGAAGGTGTAATCGGATCGTACAAAGTCATATCCATATCTCCCCACTTTCTCTTTCCTCTAATCTTACGGTAAGAGTTGATATGATCTAATATTACCTCTCCATCATCAAAGCTTGGAGCTGTTACTTTTTTTACCATGAATGATGGAATGTTATCCATGTACATTATGAATCTGTTCTGTACCTTCGGTTCAAAGGCTCTAAACATTATCTCATTAGGGTCCAATACGGCCATATCTTTCTTATTTTATTAGTTACTTTATTATAAATATCTTAATTTTTAATTATCCTGCAAAGGTTGCTCCTGTAGGTTCAATTGTAAAGTCAAGTATTATAAATTCTGCAGTTTTAGCTGGTTGAATATATATTTGACCTATTAGCTGGTTTCTGTCTACAACATCTGCTGTGTTGTTTGTATCATCCATTACTACTCTATATGCATAAAGTCCCTGTCTCTGTACTACTGATTCTAAGTAAGGATTTACTGTTGATAAGAATCTGTTTCTAGTTGTGAGAGTATTTTGCTCGAATATTAAAGTTCTTGCTTGATCTCCAATGAACTTTTTCAATTCAATTAACAATCTTCTTACATTTACTCTATCTAAAGCTGATGCTTTTGTCTGTAATGTCTTTTGACCGAAAACTGATATTCCTTGTCCTGGAAATGAAGCGATTGGATTAACTTTGTTAGTATATAGAGTATCCCTCTGTGTTCTGGTTAGTCTTCTTTCTGCTTGAATTACTCCTGTAATTCCTCCTCTAACAAGTCCTGCTGGTGCAAACCAAGGTGCTGAGCTATTGTCTGTAAATGCATAAACTCCTGGTATTATTACTGAAGCTGGAACCCATTCGTTTCTACCTGTAGCAGATTGAACTTGTAACCAAGGCCAATAAGTTGCTGCATATGAGCTATTTAGTACACTTGCTTGTGCAGTTACATTAGATACGGTAGCTGCGTAATTCTGTACGTCTACTACTGCAATACAGTCCCCTCTAGTTTCTGCAAGAGATATAATTGAATCTATTGGAGTAATGTGAGTTGCATTAGCATAGATAAGGCCTGGTGCAGAAATTATATTAAATATATAATCTTCTGTATTTTCTAGTAAGTTAATTATATCTGTATAGTTAGCTACTACTAATCCTTGAGTATTCGTATTATTTATATTTCCAAAGAAATTAGCTCCGCTTGCGATACCTCCGGCTGCATCGAAGAATGAACCTGATTGTACTATTGGCAGTGATGCTGAATAAGATGTTCCTGCTGTATCAAGGTTTACTGTAACTCCATCTGTACTTAGGTAATTTACTGTTGGTAAGTTTACTGCAGATACTCTAACGAAGTTAGATCTATTAATATATTCTCCTGATATTCTAACATACGTTCCGTCTGCTCCTGTTACTAGAGCTGTAGATTGATTACCAATTACTTTTTCTATATAGTTACTTGAGTTAGGGTCTAATGATACGTTATTAAAAGTCTCTAATACTGTCCTACTTTTTAAGCTATCGTCTCCCTGACGAATACTTAAAGAAAATGTACCTTGAGTATTACTTACATTTGATATCTCCCATCTTACGTTGTCCGATGAGCCTGATACTAGTGAATTGTCACTGTTTTGTTCTCCTGGGTCAAGCAGTGCTGTTGAGTTATTATAAAGAGTACCTTCTCCTATAGTTTCTAGCTCGAAAGGTTGTAAGCTTTCATTTGCTGATGCAGATACGTGTGTAGAGGTAGCTGGGTCATAAGCACCTGATACAATCCTAGTAACTAGTACTGAGCCTCCTCCTTGTTGAAAGTAGTTTTTTACTGCTAGCGAAGTCATGAATTCATAACTTGTAGAGGCTGATGTAAATGTAACTCCAAATTTTCTAACATAATCGTTATATGAAGTAACCAATGTTGGAGTTTCTACCGGTCCTTTAACTGTCGGTCCAATAATTGCTGCACCTGCTACTACTGGAGCTGGTTGGATAAATGAAATGTCATTTTCTCTTGTGAATACACCTGGAGAGATAATTGATTCTGCCATGTCTTGATAAGGTTTTTATTTAATGTCTTTTATAAATATCTGATTATTTTGTAAACCTTCCTTTATGTTTCTTAGGAAGGTGACTGTGTATAAATAGGAAGAGAAGGGGCAAACCTTCTCCTTTTCCTTTAACTTTCTTCTCGACTGTCTTATACTTTCTTGTAAGTTACTTTTTGGTATTAGTTATCTCAGGTATGAATTCTCCTTTTTGTAAATTAATAGAACCTTTCCCATAAGCCTCCTCTAAGGAGCTAACCAACTCTCTTTCTGCTCTACGAGTATCTTCTAAATAGTTTATCGCATTATCCCGACGTTTTTTTAAATCTAATTTTACCAATTCAACTTGCCCTAGTTCAACCTGTACTGCTTGTATTCTAGATTCGATGTTAACAATTTTATCAATTTCTTCTTTTTTTAACTTTTTGTTTGCCATTTTATAAATATGTTTAGTGTATATGCTAATGTATGAAATTATTTTTTAAAATCCAACTTCTCTAATTTAGGGAACGGGATAATGTACGGTATACCTAGGTGTTTTGTCTTCTCTATAATAATATCTGCAAAATTCCAAGCAAATATAAGGATAGCTTCTGGTTTATCCTCTATGAGATGTTTTGGTGGTAATATTGGTATTTTACCATTTGCTGTCCATTTATTAAACCTCTCTGGTGATTCGTCTATAATATACTTTATTAGTGTTTGATCTAAATCTAGCAAGCTAGTCACTACATTAGCTCTACCTGAAGCTCCGTAACCTGCTATTTCTAAATGTTTATTTTCTTGTAGGTAGTCGTATAACTGTTTTAGAGCTGTTGAGATACTTTTATTAAAATTAGAAAGATCTAGGTAGGGTTTCTCTTTTTTTATTTGGTTCAACACTTTCTGACTACTTTTTCCTGTTCCTATAACTACTCTTATCGACCCAGAATGAATAGGGATTCTTTCAAAACTTAAGATAGTTAATCCATGTGGTTTAAATAAGTTCTGAAGGCTTGTTAGGGTATAGTAGTATAGGTGTTCGTGATACATAAAGTCAAACTGAAATTTCTCTACTAGGTCAACTAAATACTGTACTTCTATAATAAGTTTCCCTCTTGGTTTTAGTCCTATCTTTATCCCTTCTATTACCTCTTGAATATCTTCTATATGAGCAAAAGAATTACTAGAAAGTATATAGTCAAAGCAGTTATTCAGTGAGTTCTCTTTAATAAAATTACTATTAAAAAAATCATCTACGATAAGAAGATCTTTGTCTCTACCTAACTTTATAATATTTGTTGCTGGGTCTACCCCTAGTGCTGTAATTCCTTTTTCTTTAAGAGCATAAAGCAAAGGCCCGTCATTACATCCAAATTCTAAAATAATATCCCTGGAGTCTATATTCTCTTTTTCTACTAACCAGTTTGCATACTGATTAAAATGTTTTTGCATACTGATAGAGGAAATATATCTGTAGTCTTTAAATAACTCTTCTGGGTTAATTAGGTAATTAGTTTGAACTAGTTTACAGTTTTCGCACATTATTACTGTAAGAGGGTACTTTGCTACTTTTCCTGGGGTTGTAGGGAAGCTACCGGCAAGAGGTACTTCTCCAAAATTATAAACTTGGCTGAAGTCTGTTCCGTTACAGCTTGCGCAGTTATCTCTCTTGTGGTTATGCATAGTTGATAGTGGTAAAAGTTTCTGTGGTGTAAGCTGTGGTTAAATCAAAATACTTGTTATTATAGGTATACCCTATAGAAGTTATTTCTGGGAGATTTTGTATTATATCTGTTTCTATTAGGATTTCTTGATCATTTATATTTAAAGTTAGTCCCTGTGCTTTGTTATCATATATTACAATTCTGGGCGTAAAGGAGTTTGTATCTATTCTCCTATGTGTGTTATTATTCTGTAAAAATATTTTAAATTCTGGATGTTCACTTTTATTGAAAAGTTTTGGATATTCAAAATTAGCTTTATCCTTGATAGGCTTTTCTATAATAAGATAATCAAAAATTGAAACCATATGCTCCCAATACTGTTCTACATCTCTATACTTTCCATTCTTGACGGACATATGTGTATCGCATGTATATTCATCTTTTAGTAAGTTTGGTATAAGTCTCTGTAGAGAATGTTTAGAAAGTATATTAATCATAAGACTAGGAAACCTATATCCTTGAGGGTGTTCGTTATCCTGTACTTTACTACATACCAAATCTGCTGGCTCTCTTAACTCGTGTAAGATTTCTTTAGTAAACTCTATATCGTAGTTAATAAACGAATAGTGAGTGTAATCTAGAGGTAGAGTTAATTTTGAAGCATTTATAATTTGATTTATAACTGTCCATCCATAGTCAGGTGCGATATTTTGGAGTTTAATGCTTTGCCCTGCTACTTCTATATACTTCCAGTGTACCATTCCTCGAATCGGGAATGTAATTATAGGATTACTCTTATCGTATATAAAATAGTCTATTAGGTTTTGAATTTCTACATTAACCGGGATATGAGATACAACAAGTATATCGTGATTACTTTGCTTGAGAATAAGTATATTTTCTTTAAGAATCTCTTCTTTTTCAGGAGTATTGCAGTGACACAGTAGTATAATTAAGTTATTTCTCATAACAGGCTATAAATGGAGTAATATCTTTTGATTCTTGATATCTTTGGATATCTTCGTATTCTATATAATTTGTATTAATGTTGTTACTTTTAAACCAGTCTCCGTTATTATTAAGAAGCTGGTCTATAATTTTTTTCTCCGATCTATATAATTTAAGAATTTCTTTTTTCTTATCCAAGATATCTTTTGTTAATTTTTTTTCCGATTTACCGAATACATGCAGTATATCGTCTAAGATACCTTTATTAATATACTGTTTAATAAAGTTAAATACCGATCTATGTTGTGGATGTCCGTATTCCCCTATAGGGTTATGAGTAACTATTTTTTCCCAGTTTCTGCTTAGCAGAGTACATTCAATATTGTAGACTTCTTCAGTTGAATATATACTATCCTCATAATCGTATATCTCCCAAGCACCTACTTTAAGTTCTTTCATTACTTTTTTAAACTCCTTACTCCTTATCTTATTCGACTTATTAGTTAGGCATATTACCTTGTATTCTGGTCCATGTTTGATTAATTCTCCTCCTCCAAATATCATTTCATCATCTGGGTGTGCAATTATCATTAGTTTGCTTATTTGATAGTTCTCAAATGCTTTTTGTAGTGTATTAGCGTCTTTTTTCTTTATGGAAGGATCTGGTCCGTGAATAAAGTAGGGTTCTAGTTCATACTCATCGTACATAACATCAAATCCTTGTTTTAAAAAGTAATCAGATACGTTCCTCTCTTCTTTACTACTATAAAAATTATTCCAAGTAACCGGTAAGTAGGCAGTCTTATTTTCTAACCATAAGATACTGTTTGCAACTCTTTCTTCAGAAAATGCATTATCATCTACATATATCTTTATGCTGTAGTTGTTTAATTCTTTATTCCACTCTAAACATTGTTCAAAAAACGGCTTACTCCTTTTATCATAAAAATAGAAGCCTGTAGCAATTATCCTTTCATTAGGATTACGTTCTATTTTTTTTATATCTGCCAGCTCTACTCCATACGCACCAGTTAACTTTAAGTTGCCGTGTTTTTTCCACTGATTTATATCCTTATGATAGTATCTCATAAAGAGAGGATAATCTTGCAGGAGAGTTATATGTTTAAGAGATTTGTCTATGTGTTGAGTTACAAAGGCATCCCCGTCTAGCCATGCATAGGTACTATAACCTTCCTTTAGTGATTGTATACTCGCAATATACTTAGCAAAATAGATAGAAAAGTCCTTATTAAATAAATCCGGTTCTCCTTGTTGTATTGGAGTAGGCTTTTTTCTGTAGTCTATTCTCCTATTGATAACATTAGGAAGATCAATAGTAGAATCACAATTGAACCCATATACAATTAACTTGTGTTTCGAGTATTTTAAAAGACTTATTGCTAGAACCTCTATCATTTTTAAATACTCCTCATCTCCTCCTGTAATCCAGGTGAAGCTGTTCGACTCTATTTTATTTAATATACTAAGTGTATTATTATAGACCTGCTCTACTGTGATTGATTTTTGACATATATGCTGCAGATCAGTTCCCCGATGTCTTGGACACCAGTTCCAGTCTCCTGCATCAAATACATACTTCTTATCTACCCAGCAGTTATTACATACTGATTTATTTTCTACCTTGGTCAAATTAGTAGCAAATTCATATCCAAACGGAATGAAATTGTTAATCATTAAGGTGTGTTTTCCTAACGCCCAATTCATCCAGGATAGTCCAGAGCCTAGTCCAATGAACAGTTCTGCATGATGCAAATAGTTCCACGTTTCTTCCCAGTTTAATTTCTCTTTATTAATAATACAAGGTCCTTGAAATCCCTCATATGATAAGTTAACTACTTTATACCCGTCCTTATGTAACTTTTTTGCAAGAGCTCTCCATGATTCATGTGTCCACTCTTTTAACCCGGCTGTGGATCTGGGGCCGATACATATGTACTTTTGTTTAATAGGCCGTTCTTTAGGGGTAAAATTGATACCGTAGTTTACTTCTCTATAAGGGAGCCCTAGTATGTCGGTTGCTGTTTGGATTAATGGAACTGTATTTGCCTGATTAGGATTTTTACTTCCAGTATCCCATTTATTATCTGTCTTAAACCAACCTACCCTGTAGTGTGCATAAGCAGGGCAAGGGGTATTAGGTTCTATAAACGTTATATCCTTATATGCTTCTAGTCCTTCAAACCATTCGTTATGGAAAGTAGAAACTACAATATCGCAATTATTTTTCTTTTTGAATTCTGCAACCTGAGGCATCCAGGCAATAGTATCCCCCACTGATTTAGAATCAAAGGATACTTTTACTTTCCTATTTTCAAGAGCGAATTGATGTATTACCTCTCCATCTACCTTTATAGTCCATGGAATATAAAATTCTTTCTTACATTTTGTCCACATTCCATTTTTTATGGTAGAGGAATGTACTATTTCATTATTTGTTGAATTTATAAACTCTACAAAGTACTCTCTGTTTCGTTCTCCTGTTATCTCTACCTTAGGTCCGTACTCGAAGGAGACTTCTATAGTATTGTTGGGCAATTCTCTATATAGTTTAGTTAGTTCTTTATTAGCAAGCTGTGCTGCATTATCCCATGTAAATTGTTCTCTAATTAATTCAGATTCTTGTAACGCTTTTTCTCTATACGTGCTGTAATTTGTATAGACTTCCCTCATGACCTTCTTTAAGTCTTCAAAGTCGGGTTCATAAAATTCTCCTTCCATAAGGTGTCGGTGGAATGAATTGTATTCTCCAAACTGTGCTGGTACAACTTCTTTAATTTTAACTGGGTGTCCTTTCCCTTGGGCAAATTCAAGTTGTCCACTGCAGTTCGAATAAATCGAAGGAGTGCCGCATGCCATAGCTTCTATGAGCGGCAAATTCCATCCTTCAGATCTAGCACAAGATAAAAATACATGACCTTTTTGTAGGTACTTAATATATTCTTCGCTAGTAGGAAAGTGTTTTACTTTTACTCTCGAATCTTTCAGATTATAGTTTTCTAATCTCTCTTCTGTAGAAGTGAATCCATCTTTGGCAAAACTATTATCGACTGATACAATTAAATCAACTGGTTCCTCCTTGCTAAATTCCTGTAAAAATGATTCTATTATTTCTTTAGTTGCTTTTCTGTAATCCCATCTTCCGAATAAGATAAACTTAAATCTACTATCTTCATATTCCGGTAGAGTAGAAGTACTATCTGGTTTAAATATCGAGCTATCTACTGCTTCAGGGATTACCTTTACTTTACTAGGATTAATGCCTTGTTCGATAGTACATTCTCTCTGCCAATTCGAAGCAACCCATATTTGATTATATTCCTTTAGTTTCTCAAAAAACTGCTTTGGTTGACGGGTGGTCTCCCATACATTGTAAGCTACCTTAACTCCTGTATACTCTTGGTAGAAGTAGTGGTGGTCGGTTTCATTCAATACAATATTGATATCGTGATCAATACTATTTTCGAAATCCGTATAGATGGGGAAGTGGTGTATTTGATTTTTATCATCCCATAGTGTTTGTTCATATAGGAGAGTTTTATCTAGGGTATCTATATAGTGTTCATTATCGTGGGGAGTATCGGTATACCCATTCCATTTCGATCCTATAGTAAAATTACGTACTTTTATTGGAAGGTATTTTGATAGTGCTCTGAAAAAGTTACGAGTATGGTTATTGTACCCTGTTGTTCCTATATAGCTACCGTGAGCAAAGATATTAGGCTTTTTGCTACCCATTTTACTTTATTTTTACAACCAATATATGAATTTATTCTGTATAATCCAAATATACTTTATAGTCCATACGGGAATTGCCTAAAAAAGAAAAGGCCCTAGTGGACCTTTTGCTTATTCGAGTGTTCTTATATGGTTTGATACTTTTTTGAATACTGTGTAGAATGTTTCGAATTCTTCTCCTTTGTATGTTGCTGATCTTAGTTTAACTAAGATAAATTCACACTCTTTTTTCGTCAACCCTTCTTCTTCTACTTTCTTAGGTTTAATTTTATCTATTAATCCCATATTTTTTTATAACTGATTAATTTATATTCTTATACGTAGATAAAGATATCTCCACTCTCTACTCTAATGTTTCCTACGTGATCTGCTTTTGCTGTTGCTGCATTTACTTCTGTTCCTTCAAATACACCAGCGATATGGTAAGATGGAACTTGGTTTCCAATAGCGGTGGAAGCCATAGATCCAACTATCGCAAGACGTCCATCGTTCGAGTTATAGCTTGCATCCCAAATCATTGCTGATCCTGATTGAGCTACACCTGTTGAACCACCAAATACAATTCCCGAATCTTGGGTTGCTGCTGATCCAGAACTTAGTAATACGAATTGATCTTCTATGTCAAGGTTTGTTGTGTTAATGGATGTTGTTGTCCCATTTACTGTTAGGTCTCCACCAATTGTTGTATCATTTGTAATAATAAGTCCACTAAAAGTAGGAGTATCAGTTGTTTGCAGTCCTAAATCTACCGATGCTGCTGCTACGCCGTTTGTTGTAAGCCTTGCTTCCCCCTGATTCGGTGAATCTAATGATGATCCGGAAACTACTAATGTTCCTAATAAGATAGTTGCAGCTGAAATTGAACCTCCAAGAGATGTTGATGTTCCTGCTATCGTTATTGCAGAATTAGCTAAACTAGCATTAGGAACTGCGGATAAACCGAAAGTAAGTGTATCGGTACCTGCATCTGCTGATATTGTTAATCCTTGTGCAGATGATGAAGCAAAGTTTAATACACCTTGACTATCGTTTGCTATAATATTTACTCCGTTAAATGAAGCAGTTACGAATGCGTTGAGTGATGTTGCTGAGGTTAGATATCCTGCGTCGTTTACTAACTCGGATACGTTAGATCCGGATACTATTATTTTTTTCCAAGTTGCCATGTTTCTTTACTTTATCTATTTCTTTATTTTTTATAAATAGGTTTAATTATTAAAACCGAGATAGAAATTATCATCATTACTAAGGTATAGTCCTCCTGTTATTGGTGTTGGCTCTCCCGACTGTGATACTATCTGTAGTATCCCCTGTGTATTTACTTTTAGTTTTTCAGAACCTCCTATACTTATTGTAAATTCATCTTCAATTCCATCTAATTCTATAAATAATGACCCTGTAATTTGTAAATCATTTGTAGTCGTCCAATATGACCCTGTTTCTTTAAATATTCCCGAGTGTTCTTCTATTATAGTGAGTATATCTATATTATCTAAAGTTAAGCCTCCCGAGATATTAAACGAGCCGGATAAATTAAGAGAACCTGTTAGGTGCTCTCCTAACTCTGGTAATGTATCTACTATTTGCTCCCAAAATACTTGTGCCATTATACTATAAATTTACCTGCTGCTACTATTTCCATCTGTTCTGTTATACTATATCCTAGTTCTGCATTAAATACTATTACAACATTCGATCCTACTTGAGATATAGATACTATGGCTGATGGTTCTGTCATTAATCCATTAATAAACACTTTAAAGTCATTAACTCCTAGTGCTGGGAATCCTGTTGGTGGTACTGCTATTGCGATATTAGTGAATGTAATACTGTTATCTTCTGTATTTATCGTATTAGTTATTGTGTTGCTGTCTAGAAGTGCTGTTAGACTGATATAATCTCTCTCTTCTTCAGACATATTGCTTGTTACGTTTGTTATCTCTGTCTTTCCTGCTATTGCATCAAAGAATCTACCTTTTGGGTTTGCAGAAGCCTGTGTAGCTGCTTTTGCATTAAGTATCTCAGTTGTTCCAGCTAATTCTAATCCAAAGGTAATTGCTGATTTAGAATAAAATTTATTCATATTAGCTATCGATGTATTAATTGCATCTGGTACTATATGTCCCATCATAGTGATATTAAAAGAGGTCTTAACTGTTCTATCCTGTCCTTGGTTTAGTTCTGTTGAGGTAGTGTAGGTATCAATCATTGCTCGGAAACTAAACCTCTCTGGATCACCCCAGTATGCATCTGAGGCGAAATTAATAGATTCTACAATTTTATTCATCTGTTCTACATACTCTGTAAAGATAATACATGAATATGTTATGTTTACATAGTCAGGTATAATGACTCCGTATAGCTCTGTTACAGGAATCCTATTTGTAAGTGCTGCAAAGTTATCATATATGTTTTTTCTAGAGTACTTCTTTTGAAATATTGCAAAATTATTAGGGTTATTAGCGTCTAGCTTGTTTCCTAACGTTCTATTCTTTTCAATAGACTCTCTTTTAAACATAATAAGGGGAGTCTGTATTTTACCGTTTTTATCTCGGTAAAACCCGTCTTTTTGTACTGATGCCCACCTTTCTGGTGATCCGTACAGTATAGGTACAGCTATTCTCTTACCGTTCTGAGATACTGATGGTTTTATTACGTTATTAAAGTAGTATACAATGGTTTCGTCTATATCTTTTAATCCGATACTAAATTGCTTAACAGTATCTCCTTTGACAGAGCGGTTATATGCACGATTCTTCTTAAGATCATCGGGTGTTGGCTGTTTTGCAGCATTATTATACGTATCTATGGAGTCTTGTGATAATTCCGACTGTTTTTTAGGTACTATTTTACTACTATTTGCCATATTATCGTACTTGTGTTACGCCTATCCTGTCTGCTCTTGTTAGATGGCAATCTACTATTATAGATATTGATGATCCAAAGTTACTACCGTATTCAGTCAGGTTGTAGCTCTTGTCTCTACCTAGGAATAACTGGTTCTCTCTTACTGTATCTACCTCGTAGTAATCTTCTTGCCATAGTACTATGTCCCCTACTTCTGGTACGGTGTTTGCATCTACTAAATCTTCTCTTATGAAAGCAAATGATGCTTCTCTACCTAAATCCGGACCAAATTCACTTATATCTATTATTTGATCTCCCCTAGTTATTAAACAATTAAGTTTAACAGGGTTTAGGTATACTTTCTCTAGCGATTCCCCGTATATATTTGCTTGAGTATCGTCTAAAGACAGTTTATAATAGCCAATCTCTTGTTCTATTATATCTTTTAGTAACTCCCGGCTTATATTTACTAGGAGGTTAAAGTCTCTATTAGATCCAAACAGCATATTTTATTTTTTCTTTTCTATTGTCTTTTCTGCAACTTCTATTTTCTTTACTTCAGGTATTCTTTGAATAGAAGTAGCTTTAAATGATGCAAACGCTTCACTAGGTGTCTTGGTTGTTAGTAATTTTACTTTTATTATTGCTGTATTATTATCTCCATTATGTGATACCTGGTTAATTGTTAACACCCCTGGCATTGCTCTAAGCATTTCCCCTACATCTTGTACTGTTATCCCTTCTGAATGTCCTACTCTTACCATTGCTTGGTAAATTGAGAATTGTATTTCTGATATTATATTTGTAAGTTTCATTATCCTATGTATATCGTCATTGGTACCCCATTTAATGTCTTGGTTAGATAGTCACTTTCGCTGGCTTTTCTCTCTAATTGAGATGTTCTTGATGTTTGGTCTAACATCTCTCTTAAGTTTAAAAGTAGTGCTTCTTTTTCAGTTCTTGCATCCGCTAGTAAGTCTGCTTGATTTAATGTAGCTTCAGATCCAGGAACTGGTACTGTTGTATACTTTCCTCGTATGTATGCTAATAACTCTTTAGCTAAAGCTAGCGTGTATCTGAATATCCACTGTCTTCCGACACTGTTTACAGTCTCGTACCTTGGATTATCATAAGGTACTTCCCCTATATTTGTAATTAGATCTCCGCCTTCTAAAAAACTTGCTGCTTTTTTGTCTGTTATTTTATAAAATTCAAACTTAAGACTGCCATTTGCTTTCGGTACAGGGAATATCTTCAATTTGTTATTAACTACCTCAAAGGAATATGCAGACCTTCGTATTTGGTCGTTAAATTCTATTGCCTGTATTTTCAGTATATCAAAAGAAGCTGGCATTAGTAGAAAGTTTACTCCTGGGCTATATGATCCAAAATCAAAAGCATCCATTAGGGACTGTAGTCCTGTTCCTGTACCTGCGTAAGGATCAAAGTACCTTAGGATTGCTGGTGGTGCTTCGTAGAAGACTCTTCTAATTTCTATTCCTCCTTCTATCCCCTGATCTATTGCCCATGCATCTAGGTCATAATTTTGTTGATTTAAAATAAGTTCAATAGATCCTGTATTTCTGTTCACATATCCCCCTACTTCGGTCTCTGTTCCGTAGTTTTTACTTATGTTTATAATCCTATCTAAAGTTGGATTGAGTATTTTCTTGTTTACTAAACTTCCTGTCGAAGATCCTTCAAGAGATAAGTAATTTTCTCGTATTTTGTATTGAAATAGTTCGTTTCCGTATGTTGAGACAGCTTCTTCAAAGCAGGCAAAGAGGGAGCCTGATTGTAGTTCTACATCCATGAGTGGAAATCCTAATCTCGTACCACAGAATTTTGCTGCTTTTACAGCATCTATTTGAAAATCGGGATCACTGTCATAGAATCCAAATGGAGTCATTCCGGCACTAAAGTTTGCTGTACCGTCCCAGATAGTTATATTAGCCATTTATATTAGTTTTCTTATAAATAGCAATTAATCTCTGAAGGTTTGGTATACTTTAAGTATTGGAGCAACTATCTCATGTCTATGGTTATGTTCTAAGGCTATTGTTCTAAACCCGTCTACTTGCTCCTCTATTCTCGAAAGAAAAGAGAATCCTGTTTCTCTTTTATCTTTTAAGTCTATTTGAGCCATATCTCCGCAAATGACCATTTTAGAGTGCTTCCCTAGGCGCCCTATGACAGTTTCCATTTGTGAATGCGTTACATTTTGCGCTTCATCTACAATAACAAAAGAGTTTAGGAATGTTCTCCCCCTCATAAAAGCAAATGGAACAATTTCTATAGTTCCGTTCTCTAATTCTTTTTTAATCTTCTCTTCAGTGTAGAGTAAGTATAAATTGTGGTAGATTGGTGCTAACCAAGGGTCCATTTTTGCTTGTAAGTCTCCTGGTAAGAATCCTATATCTTCTTTAGCAACAGTTGGACGTGTTATAACGATCTTTTTCACCTGTTTATTAAATAACATATCTAAGGCTACTTGAGTTGCAACTAGAGTCTTACCTGATCCTGCCATTCCTTTTATAACAGTTATTGGAGATTCGAGTATTAAAGCTTTTGCAGTTTTCTGCTCTTCGTTAAGTTGGAGATTAAATTTAATTGGGTTTTTCGGTTTTCTTTTTTGGACGAATACATCATCAGTATGGTGGTTTGAAGCCATATATTATGAACGTTGAGTTTATACCTATACATATCAGAAAATAAAAGTATGTTCATAAAAAAAGAGAGCCGAAGCTCTCTAATTTTAATGTATACAGTTTAAATACTATACTGTTTCTAGATCTGATACGAAAATACGACCGTAAAATTCTGGTCTAAGCATTTTCTTCGCATATCTGGTCATAATTCCTTTGCGGGGAGTAAAAGTATCTGGATCGTATACTAGTGGTGTCATCATTAATGGCACGTAAGGAGCATACACAGCACCTGTTTCCAAGAATTGAGAACCTCTGTAACCCATAAGGATTGTGTTTTCAGTCATGTAAGGGTTTTTGTATACTTTGTAACGTCCGTTTAATGCACCTACTTTTTGTACACCAAATGCAAAATCCATTTTGTCACCGTCAGTGTTTGCAGCATATCCAGGAATTGATTCTAGGATTGTAGCTACAGTTGGAGAACATACTAAGAAGTTAGCTCCGCCACGTAAAGTTTTTTGGTGGATTTTGTTAGATACTTTTTGGATTTTAGTTCCTAAAGTTTGGAACCATTGTCCTTGGGTATTATAGAAATCTGAACTAGCTGTTGACCATGTAGTCCCATTCCATAATTTATTATTAAGGGCTGACCATCTTTCAGTTGTTACAGCATCTTGTATTAACATATCTAAGATCTCTAAGTCAATCTCCATAGAGATATATTCAGATAAGATAGATGTTAATTCAGCTTCTGCATCAATAGAATGATAAGCGTTAAGATCCTGAGCAAATTCTGGGGTCCATTGTGCTTTTAATTTTCTTGTTTTAGCAACAATTGATTCAGAAGCAAGCTGTACATTAATTTCTGGTATCACGATTGAACCACCTGGATTATCTTCGAAGTCACCTCTTGTGTTATCAGTTGGCTGGTTGTGGTATAATACAGATCCTGTTATAGAGGCAACTACTGTCAAAGCACTTCCTGTTACTACGAAAGTAACTGTATCTCCTGATACTGTAGTAAGCTCTGGGTTTGAAGTTACATCTACAGATGATGAGTAAAGACGGAAAGCTCTAACTGCTTCGTGATCGAAAGAAGAGACAGATGCCATATTTACTGCTACTGTTTTGAATCCTGATAATAGTAAATCATCGTTGTATGCGATAGAGGCTGAGGTTGCAGCTGCTGTTACTTGTTGTACTGCGAGTGATCCTGAGTTGATTGAGTATCCGAAAGCTCCTGCACCGTAAAGGCCGCCAGAAACTTCTTCATCAACAGTCATCTTATCATTAGCAGTAGATACGTTACCGTATAAATTACTGTTAAGATCTTTGGTACGTCCTCCAGTACCATATTTAAAATCTAAATAGAATACTAGTCCTGAAGGTAGATTCATTGGCTGTACAGATACGAAATCTTTAGCAGCAATTTGAGCGAATACCTTACGCACTAGTGGTAGAGCTACTCCTGCCCACTGCTCACCTTGACCAGCGGAAAAACTACCTCCTCCTACGTTAGTACTTGATTGTTCTGATACAATCTGTTTTGCTTGATTCTCAAGAATCATAGCCATGTTGTTTCTTTCATTCTCATTAGAGAGTCCCTCTAATAAGCCTGTTTTAGTCCACTTCCCAGCAAGTCTAGCTGAATCAGCTTGTAGAGACTTGTAGTTATTTGCACCTTCCAATAATTGATTTAATTCCATAATTAATAGTGTGGTTTTTTTAGTTTTTTATTTTATAATTCCTGCTAACTTTTGCATTCTTAGTACAGTTTCATTAGCTTCTGTAATTATTTCTGGTCTTCTAGCAGTAATTCCAGTAGCTTTTGATGCCATACCTAATTTTGCTTCATTAACTTTTGATTTACTAGTTGTTCTAGCTATCACGTTTTCTGAAATTGTTTTGTAGACTAGTTTTGCTTCTTTAACAGTCTCTGCTTTGTCGAATGCAGTTATAATATTTACTTTTTGAGATTCTGTTAAGTTGTTTGCTTTAAATACTTTATTTAAGTAAAGTAATTTAGCATTTAGCAAATTAGTTTCCTGAAGTTGTTTGCTAAGAGCTTTAATTGTTCTTAGTGCTTCGTTTAGTTCATAGATTTCTTCTTCATTACGCATTGCAGCACCAGCACCAGCTCCTAAACTTTGCAAAGCAGCAAATGCTTGCTTAGCTATAGGACCTCCTTTTTTAGTTAATGCTCGTAGCCCGCTAATAATGTTATCTAACCCTGCTGCTGCAGAATCAGATGGTTCACTCATTTTAGTAGATCCATACTCATCTACTTCATGAGACATTTCTCCAAGTTCTCTTAGAATTTCATCTAAATCGATCTCTTCTTCACTATCCATTCCTACCATGTCGTCTGCTGGCATTTCTTCGCCGGGCATTTCTTCCCCAGCTTCGTCATTTCCAACTTCTTGAGCGATGATATCGCGGATTAAGTTTTTAAGGTCTTCGACTTCCATGTCTTTTACCTCAATTTCTTCTGCTTCTTCCTCAGCTTCGTCTTCAGATTCTTCTGAATCATTCTCAGCTTCTTCATCCTCTTCTTCGAAAGTGTATTCTTCCTCTAGTTGATCGAATGAGTTCTTTTCGTCAGCATCGATATTGCCTTGTGCTTCTGTTTTAACTACTCCTTCTTCTGATGCATCTTCCATCTCTTGAAGTTTAGCAGCTAACATATCTTTTAGATGAGGAGTTAAAGTCTCTTCCAAAGCTTGTTTAGCGTTTGCAATAGCGGCTTCACGAACAGATTTGGCTTCAGCAATAGCTTGCTTAAATAAATCTTTGTTTGCCATTTTTAATAAAAATTTTTGTGTGTGTACGATTATTTGAATCGTAATAGGAAAGTTTTTTTTTATAATGCGGTATAGTTGACCGTATATTTGTAATAATAAATATGCTGTTTAAATAAAAACAAGAAGTCCTTAGTTTTCTGCAAAAAAAAGACCCGTAAGCAGTTCTTATGTTATGCTTACAGGTACATCAATCCTGCGGTAGCGTCCGAGGAAATATTACTATGATTTTATCTTAATAGCTTTATTCTACTTTAAAGCTTTGAGAACTGCCTCTTTTACTACTCTTTCTCTCTTAGTTAGTCCTTCGTATAATGATTCGTAAGCTAATTGGTGTATTTCATCACTCATCTCGTCATTGAGCTGATCTATCTCTTCATCTGTTAATGGGGTACCGTCTTCAAATTCGGCATACTCTATATAGGCATCAGAAAAGTCTGGGTAATCTGATGTATCTATGTTTGCTATGCTTATACTTCCTTTATCTACTCTAGAGCTTACCTTGTCTTCTTCCGATAAGTTATTTTTTGATATATCAACTCCTTGAGTCATCTTGTTGAAATGTTCTGGTTCATGTTTTTTTAAAGCAGCAATATAGTGCTCCGTCTCACGTGGATTCATTTCTTCGACTCCGTCTATATCATCGTAATCTGTTTCTCCGTAGGAACCTCCAGCATATCCCTTATATGCTTTTCCTGTACTTGGACTATATCCTAATAGCTCAACATCATACCCTTCAAGATCATCTGAAGATTGGTCCATTTGGTTAAATGTACCCTGGCTAGCGGTTTGTTCGTCTTCATCTGTCCAAACTATATCGTTTGGAATAGTTTGTTCGTTTATTGTTCTTGAAGTAGAAGTCAACTTATTTTCTACTAAAAATTTTCTAAGGTCAAAATTGTTTTCCATTTCTATGCTCTTAATATTTCGTTGATTATTGAATTGATTTTTGTGTACTTATTTTCAGGGAGTTTTCCTTCGTTTAAGGATACTGGGTTCATGAAAGCTCCCTGTGTGGAAGGATTGGAGACGAAATCCCAGCAGACTAATTCAAAGTCTTGCTGTACCTCTAATGTTCCTTCGTTTGTTTGTTGTACTGATCCTGTACCCCTAGAAGAGATTCCTATAGTATGTCCTGCTTTTATAATTTCTTTGACAATATTTCCTACAGGTGTATTGAGTAGTTCAATTCTTCCTTTTAGCTCATCACCATCCCACCACAGGTCTTTTACTACGTGGGAAGCATTTTTTAAAGATACTACAGCTGATTCCGGATGATCTAATTCTCCAAAAGCATTTCCATTTTTTACGAACTCATTCATATACTTCTTACACTCTCTTTCAAGCAAGGTCTTGTCGTATACTCGTCCGTTTTGGTTTTTAGCTCCTGCTCTTTGTAAAACTCCTTCTACTTCGTATACCCCCGGCCTTTCTTTAGACTCCCTGAGTATTGATTTAAATGGTGTTATTTCTACTAATAGGTTGTTCATCTTAATTTTTTCTTTTAGTATATTTTGATTTCTTACCTTTATTCTCATTAACCTTATACATAGAATTACCAGCTTGTGTAGGATCAATACCTAATTTTTCCAATTCTTCAGGAGATATTCTCTTAGACTTGGGAAGTTCTATTGTCATATATTTACTTAATACTGGTTGTAAGTCTTTTTTAAATGCTACTGAAACGGCTGGAGCCATAAAGGAGCCAATATTTGCATAAATTGCTTCTATTCCTTGTCTAGCATCTAAATGAGCTTTTTCTATTTTAGCAATATGTTCTGCTAATTCTGTAGCTCCTTTTCTAATACGTGCAGCTAAGTCTTCGTTATCTACGTTTTCGTAGTTAATAAACGATTCTAAGTTTTCTGCTTTAGCTTCTAGTAAGACTCTTTTTTCTTCTGTTAAAATTCCTCTGATTAATTTTTTAAAGCTCTCTTTTAAAGAGTTTTTAATTGCATTATCCCTAGCAGCTAGGTAATCGTTAGAGTCTATATCTCCGTCTTTATCTAAGTCTCTACCTTTCTTTTCTTCTAATCCCGCTTCGTCTAAGAAACTCTCATCTATTTCTTTTAGTTGATTTTTTAAGTAGTTAACTAGATCTGCTTTTGCAAAAGTAACCATTTCTGGTTCAGTCATAGGTCCGTTTTTCCATTCATTCCAAACTGCTTGGAGGTGTTTTACTACCTTATCAAGTTCGGGTCCCATAGATTCTACATACCCTCCTGTTTCGTAATCATTTTCTGTTACTACTTTACCACCTTTTATTTTAGCTCTTCTACCTTCTTGTAAAGCTTTTTTAACCAACTTATGGAGTGTTTCCCTTAATTCAGCTTTTTTCATTCCGTTAAAAGTATCTATTTCTTTTCCTTTTTTAGCTTCAACATACTTATCATGCTTATCAACATTTTTTGATTCTCCTGAAAGTAGGTTTAAGTAAAAGTTGAGATCTTTAGATAAGTTCTTAACTACTTTAGTTTTGGCTTTTTCTAATTCCTCATCGTTGGGCATCTCTAACGGTATGTTAATACCTTGTACTTGTAATTCGTAATCGACACCTCTCGATACTGCTTCTTCAGGAAATGAATCTTCAGATTTCATAGTCTCTTTTTTCTTAGTCTCATGAATCATTGATCTATTCTTAAGAATAGTTACAGTATCCTCAAATCCATTGAAGTTACTTATTAGGTTAGGTAGCTCTAATCTAGCATCTCTAACAAACTGGGATTTAGAAAATTTGTTTTCTAAAATTGCGTTATATTTTTCTTGTAGTGTTCTCATCTAAGTAATCAAACATTTTAGTATTGTATGGCCTTTTTTTTTGCTTTACTACTTTATACCCTAATTTTTCTCCGTATTTTGTAGCAGCATTTTTTCCTTTATTTTTACTGAAAGCGTTAGGTGTTGCGTATTGGGCTCCTGTTCCGGGCGTAAAGCTAGCTCCTGTTCCGGTTGCGCTTATTTCATAAAGCTCTTGCATTACCTCCTTAATTATTTCTCTTAATTGACTTATCTTCATAGTCTTCTTAATTCTTCAACTAATTCGTAGTATTGCATTATACTTACAAGGTGGTTATCAGTTACTTTTTTTGTTTTAGCTACTGGTTCTATTCCTTTAAGTACCTCTTGTAATTTAATATTTAATATATCGTCAGTGACTTTTGCCTTGTGTGCAAGCACTAATTGTCTTAATTTTTCAAACTCTTCGTTCACTATGTTACGTAGCCTGGCAGAAGAATCTACAGATGTAATAAATTCCCGTAGTATATTTTTCTGCTCTGGTAGAAGAGAAGTATATTTTGAGTTGAACTTCTCTAAAAGTATTTTAAAAATTAATAGCTGTAGGTCTTTGTCGTATTTTGAGTATTCCTCTATTAACGTTTCTCTAACATTTTCCTTATCTTGTTGAGATTTTGTGAGATGTTCTAGTAGAGTTGTTTTATTATCGATTAAGAATGAAGGAGCTACTATATGGTCTTCTTTATGAGCTTCTAGCAAGCAGTATAGAGCTGCTAGAGGTTTGTAGTCTTTTACAGAAATAGAAAAGAATTCTTCGATATTATAATTTTCTTTAATTTCTTTAATTAACTTATACTTTTGAACTTTGAGCAGGTCTTTATTAACAGTTCGTGCTACTTCTATGATAGTAGATACAGTTGCTTCTGCTCTAGATTGTGAGACTGATTTGCTTTTAAGAATAAATTCATATAATTTAAACTCTCTTACTAATGCAGTCTTCCCTGTGTAAAAATTTCTCAAAATTTTAACTGCAGGAGAATCTTTTTTATTTAAGATGTCAGCAGCTATTTGCTTAACTAACAGTTCAAATATTAAACCTGTATTTTTATACTTGCTGTGTTTGATTTGCATTTCTATAGTGTTTTGGGGTATAGGTAATACACCTTACTTGTATAAATAGTGTTTAATTATCTAAATCTGTAATCTGGGATTCATTTAGTAAATTACTAGTGTCTTCTTCCTGTTTTTCGAAGATTATCTGCTTAGTATCTCTGAACATCTTTTGGTTTTGTAAAAACACTGTCTGTGCCATCGTATTATTTACCTCTCTCTCTTTCTGTATTTCATTTACATTTTCATTGTCAGAAGGATATCCTCCTTTCATTCCTTGTTTCCCTAGTGGATCCCTACCTCCCAGTCCGTCATTTGTTCCGTAATGTGATGCATGAGTTTTAGGTCTTCCTCCTTCAGGTCCGATCTCTCCTATTCGAGGCGGTGTAGGATGATCTTCATAGCCTGCAGGAACATCCCCGAAATATGTACCCTTATCTCCTTTTCCTGCTCTTCTACCGTATAGAGTAGCTAGATCATGAGGTGTACCGTATGACTTACCGGATTTAGCAGGATCGTTTCCTTCGTTTTCAATCTGACCCAGTCTAAATGTTCGCTTGTAGTCTTCAGTTACTAGGTTTCTCATTTCCATGTACCTGTCTTCTGATAAGTTGAAAATATTATCATATATATAATCAGTAGGAAATAATTTAGTATTTAACATTTGTGCTGCTAAATCAACTTTCTCTTTCATTAATGCTACTTTCTCTTGTTCAAATATGATTGAAGGATTTGTAAGCTTAATTTCAAAGTTAGTTAACGATTCTCCTTTAAATCCTTGAGCATATAAATGAACTAAAGCTATCTTAGTTAGCTCAGATTCCAGGATTTTCTGCAATCTCTCTACGGTTCTTGCAAACCTAATGTCTTCAGCTGCTAAAGTTGCTTTACCTGAAAGATCACCTTCGTATCCGAAATATGCTTTAGGTACCTTAAGTGCAGCAAACATCTTGTCTCTTAAGTACTCTACATCACTAATCCCGTCATACTGTAGTCCGGGGGTGCTTTCTATCTTAGTTTGCGTATCACCTCCTCTTACTGGAATATAAAAATCTTCCATCATATTCATCATATTGAAGCGTAGGTTGTACTCTCCTGTTTGAGGGTCAATATGCGGTGTTTTCTTCATAGTGTTGATAGTCTTCTGCATAAACTGCTCAACTTCATTTGGTGGAATTTGTCCTACGTTTATATAGAAGGTTCTCTTATCTGGAGCTCTCATAACGCGGTGGATTAACATCGCATCTTCCATTAAGGTTAACTGTTTCCATACCTTTCTTGCAGGTTCGATATAAGAGCGTCCATAAGGTAGGTAGTTTGTATCTGATATTAGTCTAAAGTGTGCTATTTCGTAGTTGTCAAATTCTATAACTTTTCTATTATCTCTAGGAATGTAGTTCGGATCTTGTGAAGATGCTAATCCGTCAGGATCTAGTTGAAAAGTTACCTTAGCAGGTTCTGTTGGATCCATCCCCTCATGTCTTGTCATATGGTACACAGTGTACGGAAGTACATTATATACTCCAAATTCTTCAGCTATTTCTAATTTTAAGAAAAAGTCACCGTATTTGCACATATTCCTTGTCCAGGACCATAGGTTGAATTCTATATTTAAAATATCGTAGAATAAATTGTAAAGCACTCTTTGCATGTTTTCATCTGAGGACTTTATTGATAGAACTTCGTTTTGATCGTTCTTTAAAGTTGCTTCATCCGCTAAGATATCTAAAGTAGATGCAAGTAGGGGATCGGTGTCCATAGCTTCGTAATCAGAGTAGAGCTGTATACGGAGTGTTTGATAGTTGAGATTTGGATTAAATACATTTTTATTATTGTAAATATATAATCTAGAAAATCTATCTATTAAAGAGTTTGTTTGATAGCGTCCTGTGGATTGTATTTGATTTACATCAGCTACCCTTAATTGGTCACCGCCTACGTTTCTTATTACTACGTCAGAAGAGAATAATCTCCCTAACCTTTTAAATAGTGAAGTATCTGCCATTAATATGGTTTATTAATAAATATCGTTTATTTAAGTATCCACGACACATCTTCGTGTCCATATGGTGTCTTTACAATATACGGACTACTTTGCGAGTTATCAACTGAAAAGATTGCATTGTTTTTTGCATTTAAATTAGTGAAGGATGAGAGTTGGGCTCTAGCGAGGTCCATTCCTTGCTGTCTTAACCTTAAAGCTGTATCTCTCACGTATAGTGCAGTAGCACAAGACATTATTAGATCATCATTATAGTTTGTCTGTGCTTGAGCTCTTCCATTTTTCCAAACAAAAACTCTCATCTCTCCCATTGTTCGTTTTGATTGAATGATTACTGATTTTTCTCGCACATATTCCATCATTTTTGCTAGAACAAGAGGTCTTGTTTTCATAGACATTGTGAAGCCGGGTACTAGTTGGTCTCTTTCATACTTTGTCATATAAGATTCAACTGTGTCCATTTGACTCTTTGGACTATAGTATAAGTTTCTATATTCTCTCTCCATTATCTGTTCGATAGTAGCCCACCCTATATTTGCATTTTCACAAACTAGAAGTGCATCATTATATTCAGAACTTATTCCTACAAGCACGTTCCCAAAATCTTTTGGAGATATTTTTCCTTTGTATTCCCCTACTTGTATAGCATCCTCTATGTTGAATATATGAAAAGCAGAGTAGTCGGCAGAATCCCCTCTAGCAACATCCGCTACAACCATATACGATTTCGTGTAGTCAGGTTGTTCCCATATCCATAGGTTACTGTCTACTCCTCTTTTTTCGATAGGGTCTCTTTGGTATGTTTGTTCGTAAAACATTAAGTCTTCTGGTTCGAATACTGTATCACCCGATGCTAGGAAATCACAGTCACATTCCTGTCCTGCCATTCTAGGTCCTAGGTCTTTATCTTGTTGCTCTCTCCAGGCCTGGTTTCTTTCTGGGTGTACTGTCCAGGGGAGTTTTATAGGGATAAAAGAGTTTTCTCCTGTTTCTGCTTTTTCCCAAGTCAGGTGGAACCAGTTACCAATACCGTTGGGAGTTGAGAGAGCCATACATTGACCTCCTGTAGCAAGTGTCTGCTGTGCAGCAGCGAAAGTTTCATCAATATTATCTATGAACGCTGCTTCATCTATAAGTAACAGGGAAACTGCTTCAGATCTAGCTGCATCCGAGTTGGATGATTTAGCTTGTATTTTTGATCCGTTTTTGAGTCTCAGGGATAATTTATTTTTTTCTACTGATGGTAGTTTTAACCATTTAGGTAATTCATCATACATGAAAATTACTTTTGTTACTAGGTTCCTTGCTGTAGCTTGGGTAGTTGCTAATGCTAGTACGTTTTTATCTTTATGGAAGAGCATTAGCCAAAGGGAGTATGCTGATGCTAAGGTAGAGATTCCTAGTTGTCTAGATTTAAGAGTAATGAGGTATTGGTGATCTCTAAATAGATGTAGTACTTCTGCTTGGAATGGGTATAAATTAAATAAAATTCTACCCCTAGTTGGATGCTGTATATGGCAATACTTCTTCATGAAGTATGCAGGGTCTTTTGCACATTTAATATACTCTTGTGTGATTATTTTTTTGATATCACTATTCTGCATAACTTATAGACTTATATCTTATAAATATATAGATATAAAAAAACCCACCTTTGTAGGATGGGCTTGTTTGTTATACTAGTATTGCTACATAGTTTAATTTTTTGCAAAAGAGGCTAGTTAGGGAGGCTTACTTTAGTAGTTAAGTTTTAATGTAAGTATTCCGTTGGCAATCCTCTTTACAGTCAACCTACTTCTATCCTCTTCTTTCCGCATATCTAATATGACCGTTTTTCCTCTATCGTATATCATAAGATAGTCTATACCTTGCAGCCCTTTACTTTTTATTTCGTTAAGATTTTTCTTTAGTGCAGCTGATCCTCCTACTACCCATGGATGTTCCATTAACTTCCTTAGTTCAAACTCTTGCTTCTTTCCTAATTCTGGTGAGGTTTCTGAGGATATTATCATTCCTTGCTGGTCAACTTTTAGTGTATATTCTTGATCTTTCTTCACTAGGTACTTCTTCCCTGCTATTTTCACCTCTACGTACTCTTTACCTATACTTTTATCATCTAACGGGAAATTATCAAGGAGTCTGGTAAGTTCGTCTAAGTACATTTCAGGTATAGATGTAAGCTTCTCTACTCCCGGCAGTATGAACCTAAATTCAGGTACTTTGTTAAACGGTGCTACTTGGTTCCTAAATGTTTCGTAGTTTTTCAAGAAAATACTGCCTAGTGTACTGCCTCCAGTTGCAAGTGATATTTCGTTTCCTGATGAAAAGTCTTTTACTTCTAGTACTTTTCCGTTACTGTCTGTTATATCTTTCTCATTAGCTCCTCCGATACGTGCTCCTTTTATCGAAACTAACGGTAACAGTTCTCCCTTTCCCCCTTTTGGAATTTTATAATCATGTAAAAGTTCATAAAAAGCTTCCATATATACCTTTATATCTTTTATAAACTCCTCAATATTGGATGCTCTCCTGTAATTATCATTTTGCTTTACCAAGTTAATCTCTCCATCACTTACTCCTGCTCTTGATAGAACTTTTTCAACTTCTTCTTCTTCTAGAACCTTCTTGTCTACTGCATTTATATTAACATACTTTGTAGCCGCCTTAGACTTACCTTTTCCGGAGCCAACTACTTTGTACAGTTCTACGGAAGGGTTAGGTTCACCTGTTTCTCTGTTTACGTCTTTCGCTCTAACGTACACGTTATCCTCACCTTCCACTCTTTCATAATCTCCATGGTCTTGTGAAATAACCTCTTCTTCTAACTTTACGCCAAACTCGGTATAAATCTCTTTAAGTATTTTTGAGTCTTCAGCGTTCATTATATCCGGGTACCCTTTCTCGCACCTGTAAGCCCATTCCTGTACTATTTTATCGATTACGTCTGTTTTCAAAGTTCTGTTATTTTAAATAGACCTAAATATACGAAATATATATTTAATAGCCAACTATTCTATCTCTCCGTACTCTATTCTAAGTTTGTATTTAACTCGTCTGTAAATAGTTTATAAGTATGCCTACCGTACTCATCTCTTAGAACTATTGCTACTGCTTTTGCAAAGTCTCCGTAACTCATACTGTCGTCAATACTAACTATTGCGCTGTTTATTTTAGCTGCTAGTTCTAGTACTTTTCTTGCCTCTGATGGCTTGTTTCCAAAGGGTAATTCTTCTCCCTCGTTTAAAATATCTATAAGTTTCATATATACTATGCTTCTGGTTCTTCTCCTGCTTCAAAATCTATTTCTTCTCCTCCTAAATCAGCTCCTCCTGCTTCTTCTCCACCCTCTGGTGCTTCTGCTCCTGGCTCTGCAAATGCTGCATCTTCTCCTCCTGGAAAATCTCCTGCTCCTCCTCCGGCTCCGGAACCTGTCTCTCCTTCTGCTCCAGGCTCTCCCTCTAGCCCTGCTCCCGTTAAGGGCGCTTCTTGATATAGAACTCCTAATCTATCTAGAGCTTGTTGAAATTCACTAATCTTCCCTAATGCATAATTCTTTCCTTGGATTTGTGCATCGAAAGTCTTTCCTGTCCACTTAAGAGAAAAATCCTGCCCATTAGAGAGGTTGATTCTAAATGAAGTTGGTCGTGGTGATATCCAATCAACAGACTTAACGAACTCCTTGAAATCCTGTGTCATTAATTTAACTAGAGTTGCTTTTAGCGTTGGAAATTTTTCTAACATCGTATCCGTAGCATCTTCTAAAACTGTCTCCGGACCTGCAGTATCATCTCCTGTAAGGTCTTCTGGTGCTGGTTCTTTATCCTGTTCTAAAAGAACTTCGATGTATGCTTGTTCTATTAGTCTTTTGAGTTCGTTTATTCTCATCTTTTACTTATTTTTGCAATGCTTTGGGTTACTTTTAGAAAGGTAAGGTTTTTTACATTCCGTTGATTTCTTGTGAACTCTTCCACATCTTCCACAACAGGTTGCTTTTTCCTCGTTTAACTTCTGTTCTTTTTTTGAATCTCCTTCTAATAATTCTCCTCCTTCATAGGAAAATACTGTATTATCTGAATCATACCAATCTTCGACTCTATACCCACCATTAGGTAGTTTATTTACATGCTGTACATATCCTTGTTCGCTCTCTTTCCTAGCTAATTCTTTCATTTTACTTAAACTGTCTGAACTCTCTTCCTTAATTTCTTTATTTCTTTCTAATTTAACATCACCACTTGTAGTTAAAATCATTGATGCAGAGGTAGCACCATTTCCTTTATCATATGATACAGAAACAAAATTTTCTACTGTTTTTGTTTTTGATTGTTTATTTTCTGCAAATAAGTCAAGATTTGTATCTACTACCTCTATATCATTTCCACCAAAATCTTCTAATGCATCGTAGGCTGTTTCTTCTGAACTAAAGTAATAACTATCTGACCCGTTGTATATTACTTCTTTATAATATTTGTCATCTAAGATCATTATAGCTTTTCTAGCATCTCTTACAGCTACCTTAATATAGTATACTCCTTTAGGGGCTTCGTTAATATTTCCAAGGTCTAACTTTATTCCTATTTTCTTTGCTGCTTTAAGAACTCCTGGTCTCAACCTGTCTTGATCAGACCTAGAAGCTTTTTTATATATATCAAATAAGGTAAGGTATCTCTGTCTTGGAGTCTCTTCACCAATTTCTGCTTCATTTATTTTTTTAGGTTTTTTCTCGGCTTTCAACATAGCTGTCATTTTTTTAATTTTTAGCTGTTGGTCCATTGGAAGTTGAGCTAATCTATCTTCTTCTTTTGCTTTAGCCCATTCTTCTTCAGACATACCCTCAGACATTTCTCTTTGAAGTTGATTAATGTAAGCATTAGCATCTCCTTCACTACCTTTAATGGTTTTTACTTTTTTACCATTTTTAAAAATATCGTATACACCTTTACTTAGGTATTTTTTAGTGTAAGTAGGTTTTTCTGGTTTGCTTTTCTCATATCCTTTTGGATCGTGAAACATTCCAATTTCATCTAAACTTACTATAGAATCGATTTCAGGTTCTTTAAGTTCAAAATCAAGGTAATGTTTAGCACCTACTATTGCAGTTTTAGCATTAGTAATTTTAGCCTGCCACCAAGCCGGAAAATCTACTTCACCAACACCCTCAAACTGATCTACCATTTTATAAAGTTCCATAGCATATTTTCCAATACGATATAGGTCTGCTTTTAACATATGTGGTTCGTTGTCTTCGTGTCCTAAATCTAGATCTTCATTTAAACCATAAGAACTAGCATTATCTATGAATCCTTGAAAGAATCCTTTTCTATATGCTTGGTGGTCTGGTTTGTTTTTAAATCTACCTTTAATTTTTTCAAATGCTTCTTCACCAGCTTCATACCCCATTTCTTCAATATCAGCTAAGCCAATATTTTCTTCATATTCATCAGCTCCTACTTCGATATCTTTCGAATATTCCTGTTCGTTTAAAGAATTAAAGTATTTAACAAGATTATTTTTTACTAAATCTTTGTGAACTAGCGGCTCTCCAGATGGCTTAATTCCTACTTCGCCAATTTCTTTATCAAATGAATCATCAACTAGGTGTAGAATACCTCCAGTTATGTAAAATGAAAACTCATCTTCAAAGTTGTTTTTGTACTCTATATAAATAGTAAATGAGTTAGACATTATATCTTTTACTGTACCTCTTGCTACTTCATCTCCGACTTCTCTCAAAGCACTTACTAGTGTCTTTGCAATTTCCAGGGCTATAACTCTTGTCTCTTCGACTGAATATTCAATTTCCTGTTGCTCGCTTTTTAGCTTAACAGTCACATCAGGATTGTCTTTAGAGAATTCAGCTGCTTTTTTTTCATCTTCAAATTCTACAGCTTCTAGCTTTCTTTCTAAAGATTCTTTAAGTAGTTCTAATTTTTTTTTAGATATTAGCATACTTTGTTGTGAAAGTTTTCCTAACCCTCTGTCTTTAATTATATTTAGTGCAATTTTGCATTTTGATACACGTTCTTGAATTTCTTGATAAGTCATTGGTTTTGATATTTAAAAGCTATAATTATAAATATACCTATTTTATGTGTTCTGATAGGTGTGTTATATACTGCTTGATATTTTTTAATATTTTCTTTTTTTCTGAGTTGTTAGATTTCCAATCTTCTATATCCCCCTGTTCTGTAATAAAAGTATCTTGTGAATTAACTGTCTCTAGAGCCCACTGTTCTATATCTTTTACAAAGAGTTTCATACTGCCTTGCATCATTCTTTGTTCATACTGCTCAAATAGTCCTGCTTTCCTTAAGTCGGCTTCGTACTCTACAGTACATGGATCAAAACAAAACCCATGAATTTTGTACATTTTTTGAGCTAAGTGATGTTTCATCGGACCTCCGCAGTTAGGGCACCTTAGTGGTATACGAACAGCTTTTTTAGCTGCATCTAATTTTGTAACATTTTGTTTAATTCCGTTTTTAATTGTCCAATTTTTACCTGATTCTTCCCAAATATCACCCTCCTTGTATTTGCCTATTATTTTTTTGTAACCTGTTTGAGCTTTTGTTTTAGCTGTATAGTCTTTATTAACTATATTCCTGACTCTCTGTACATCTCTTTGTTTAAATTCTTTCTTTAGTAACGATTCCTTACTCATACTTTAATTCTTTTAATTTTTCTATAACATAATCTACATTTCCGTCTTTACATCTTATAGCAATTCCGCCTTTCGATATCCATTCTTCAATATTTGATTTTTTATCATCTATTAGAATTGAATTCTCGTTAGCATATCTCTGCTTATCTTTTGAGTAAGCAAATATCACTTTTGGAGATGAAGGTATATTTTGTCTAACCCATAGGTTTTTTCCTAGTCTTGAGTTATTATGTCTTGAAGGAGATGTCAAAATTTGCGGGCTGTAAGGTTCTATAAAATTCCACAGTCTCTGTCCTTGAGGCATCCAGGGCATTTCTGACCAGAATTTGATACCTACTTCTCCGTCTATGATATTCCAAAAAGCTGCGGATCCAAATTCATCTTCATACTCTTTTGGATTGCTGTATCCTGTGTAGTGCTCAAACCTTGTTTCGAAGTCAGTTAATACTCCGTCCATATCACAGTAGATATTATACGGAGGCATAGTTTCTGATTTTTCTAATAACAAATCTTTTAGTTTTCCCATACCTTTTTTTACAGCAGTTGTCTTATTCCTAATGCTGGTAGTCTTTTACGCCATAGGGTAAGTATTTTTTCTTTTTGACTTGGTGTTATATCTTGTGAGTCTATATACCTGTTCACTACATCAGCAAAGGGTTTCTTTTCTTTTTTAGCCCTTAAGAGTAGTCCTTGTAAATTTGCATCTACCTCTTTTTCAAGCTCTAAATATTGATTAGCTCTTGATTTTTTTGATTTTATCCAAGCTCTTCTTTCAAGATCGTCTGCCATTCCTTTATTGGGGTTAGCAGTATCGCTTCCTATGTTATGTGTTAGGTGTTCTATTTCATGTCTAACAATATCCTTTAATGTCATAGAAATCTCTTCCCATATTTCTGGTAGGAGTTGTTCATCTACTTCTACATCTATTCTAATGAAATCTCCTTCGTTGTCTGTACCTGCTCCTGTTGTCTCAATAACATCCATTGTCCCCGTATCGAATGTTAATTCTATTGTAGCTTCTACATCGAAATTTGCTCCTAAACCTTCATAGTTGTCTTTATATTGAAACCCGTCTTCTCCTTCATCTACGGCTTGTTTCCATGCTTTGAAGATATTTGAGGATATTGTATTTGTAAGTTTATCGTATTTACCTTCTGCCATCACTTCTTTTTTTTTACCATTTTTAATCTCATCTTCCCAGTTCCTGAAAGTTATATTCCCTTCTAAGTATGCTTCTTTTTCTATCTCTATTAAGTTACTATCTTCATTTGTATTAGTAGTTCCTACGGAACCTAATCTACCTTCTAAATTCTGTTTATGATGAATCATCTCATGTGTAAAAGATCTCATTACATCTTTAGGGTGTCTTCCTTCTACGTAGAGAACTACTTCTTTCTTATTAGGGTCGTAGAATGCTGTACGTCCAAAGAAATCACTTGATTCTGCTATATCTCTCCTAATTTTGACTTCAGGTAAGGGAGTTACTTTCATCTTTTGATCTATCATATACTCTAAAATAGAGCCCATATATGGTGTGTAATCAAAGCCAACTCTTTCTCCTTCTTTTTTATTCCGAACTGTTATACTATCTCCATTGAATACTATATCGTAGTACTCGTCCCCGAGTAGGGTAAGTAGTTTCTTATATACGGTAACTAGCATTGCTCTATCTTTTGACGCAATAACGCTTTTTGGAGCTATTGCTGTTCCGGAAGAACCTTCTTTAACTAATTGATTAGTGTTAAAAAGTTCGTGTAGTGTTTTATCTAAAGCTTCTTGCATTTGTATCTCTTTTTCTGATGGTGCACGCATTGCTGCTATGTTTATACTTCTTTCTTTATCTGAGTTGTTTATTTCCTGTGGTGTCCATTCCCCGCTTTTTAAGTACCTGACAGAATTTCTTATTGAGTTAGCAGAAAATTTACTGTCCTCTTCTCCTTCTCTTGGTAACTCTAATATTTCAACTGTTGGATATTTTTCTTTATTTTTTATAAAATAGTCAAACCTTTTTGCTTCTTCGGGAAGAGTTCCTGTTATGATTTTAGAATAGCTATTTTGATTATCATCTACAAAAGTATAAATGTCTCTTATGGGGGTTACTTCTGATAGGATTATATCAACCGGTATCGGAAGGTATTTGGCATAAATTTCCCAAATACTCTTAGATTGTTCAGCGCTAATTCTTACTCCTTCTCGTACTTTAGGTCCTATAAATATAACCAACCTGTCTACTTTATCTGCTAAAAATTTTGCATTATTAAAATGAGCTTTGTGAGGTGGTTTAAATCCTCCGGCGTATAGTCCTACTGTTTTACCTTGCTCATCCTCTAGTATAGTATTTACTGTCTGTAGTGCTTTTTCTTTCCCTGCTCCTTTAGGTGTCCCCACTTCCCCTGATTTTACTGATACCATACTATTAAAAACACCTTTAATTCTTTCTTTTGATCTTGGATTTTTTACTTTAGATTTAATATCTTGTAGTAAATCTTCGAATGTTCCGTCTATGTTATAGTTTTTAAAAAGTTCTCTTATTAGTCCCCAATTTGTTGTACTCCATAGATCTTCTCTAGCAACTGTTTTGAAATCTTTTAATTTTACTTTCCTTAAAGTTAGTTTATTTGAACTTAAATTGAACTCTAATTCTTCATCTGGTGTAAGCTGTGGTACATCATTTATGCTTAATCTCTTGAGCAGTTCAACTGGGTTTTCTTCTAGTAGAATAACTTTTACTAGTCCTAATAACAGTCCTTGTTTTTCGGCTGGTAGATCTAAGAAGCTATTTTTAAATGCATGTTCTTCGTCTGATAGTGATATGATATTATCTACTTGTATGTATTTATCTTGCTGACCTGTAATTGGAAAGAGGATAGTAATTATTTCTCCAGAGTTGTAGTATTTTTTACCTGAATATTTTTCACTCTTAAAAGGAACTATAACGCTATCAGGTTCCGAAGTTACTGTTTTAATTATTCTCTGTTTAACTTCTTTCTTATCTTCTCCTTCGAATTGAACAATTAAGTCGAGGTCTCCAAAATCCGGCTTACTTCCTGCTTTAACACTTCCAGATAGTGATGCTTTTTTGAATCCTGGTATCTTTTCTAGAACATCTTTTACGTACTTATCGAAAGTACGTTTAACATCTTTCTTTTCTATTCTCTGACCTCCGGCTACACCTGACATTTTATACTGTTTTATATTTAGTTAAATTCGATTCATCCGGTAGGAATTTACCTTTAAGTGTTAATCTGTCTTGGTTTTCTATCCAATACGATTGTAAATCTTCGGGAATATCTGCTCTAGTACTGTCTAATATTTTTAAGTACCTGTCGTATACACCATTCAAATCCTCTGTAGATAATCCCGCTTCTAATGTCTCTATTAATTTAAAGTAATCTCCAGCAGTCTCTTTATCTAACTTAATATTATATAACTTATTTAAAAGTTCTATAGCCTGTTGTGGACTATTAGCTACTATCTCTTGAGTTTCTTTATCTTTAACTCCATAATTGTGTGAAAAGGTATATCCCTTATGTGAAAATAGAGCAACAATAAGTTGAGTTCTATGTAATCCTTTTACATTTCCTGAATAGGTAGTGGAGTGGTATGCAAAGGAAAGCCAGTCTACGTCTCCCACGTTTATATCTATCTGTACGTTATCACCTACTTCTTCTTTATTTTCATCAAACTGTGGAAATAAGAGGAATAATGCTCCTGCTCCTGAGCCTTTCACATCGGCTAAGATATCGGTATTACTTTCCTCAATTTTTTGAGCTACAGAAACTATAACAGCTCTCTTCATTAGTTGATCATCAGACGATGTTCTAGCTCGTTTTTTGAAACCATCGAATAGTTTATTAATATGGTCTTGATCTAATCCCCAATCGTTAATATCGTCAAAAGATTTTCCTGATAGGGCTAAGTCAATATCCCCTGAGTAGTCTTTTTTCCCTACAGATCCTAAAGTTTTCATCTCTCTAAAAAATGGTTCTGCTTTAGGAAAAATTGCTTTAAATTGCTTGAAAAATTCAAACAATGTAGGTTTTATATTCTCTTTTTTAATTGAAGCAGTATTATTAAAAACGTTACCTCCCATACTAATTTATTTTATTGACCTAAATATATGAATTTATTTTAGATCTACCAACTATTTTATTTATAAATAGTATTAAAGTTTAATGGAAGTAGGGTAAGACTTATATTTAGGTTTAACAGATGGGTTTTCTAATAAGTATAGTTTCTGTATTAGCTTAAATAATTCAAAATTTTCTTCAATTTCATCTATTACTTTAATCTGCCATCCTGCCCCTTGTATAACTTCCTTTTGTTTTGAAGGTCCCCTAGTACTTGCTTTTAACCAAATAATTCCTGTCCTTTGTATTTTAATTCCTTTCATCTCTTCTAGTGCTCTTGCATAAGCGGATAATTGAAGATCATAGGATTTATGTAAGCTGTTGGATGTTTTTATATCCAGCAACCAAACTTCGCCGTGCATTTTAACAACTAGATCCGCTGTTCCTGCATACTTATGGGTATCAGAGTATACGAAGTCTTCTGCTGATATTAATTCTGGTTTATTTTCTTTCCAGAATTCTGTAAATTTAAGGATCATGCTCCAGACTAATTCGCTGTACTTAGCTTTGCCGTAATCATCCATCCAGTGTACTTCTTCTCCTAGTACTAACCTTTCGGCAGCTTCGTGTACCTGGGTCCCTTCTTTACCTGCTTTCTGCATAATAATATCAGAATTATGTCCTACATCTTTTAGCCAAGTTTCAAAGAATCTATTTTTTGGCATATACTGTAGTATCGTCGTAACTGATGGATAGTAAGTATCTTCTCTTCTTTTGTAAACTCTGTTATCTAAGAAGTTGATTTGTTGTAATTTCCCATCAAAAGTTAACCGGTCTTTGGCATGTTCTTTTAAAATGTCTGTACCTTGTTTGATCATAGGGCATTAATTTTGTGCACCATTAGACCTGTAAAGTCTAATTCTTTTGCGGATTGAATAAGTTTAGTAAAATTTCTAAACCCTACTTCACTTGGGTCTTTTTCTTTTAAGTCAATTAGAAAGACCCTTTTTCCTGAATTTAATAAATTTTCTGCTATCTCTAATGCATCTTTTTGTGCATCTTGATCCAGAGCTATATAAATGTCATCTACTTTTGACGTTATTATTCTTTTCATTAGAGAGTGGGAAAGACTTTTTCCTAGTATGGGAACAGCGTTTCTCCGTATTGCCATTGCATCAAATACACCTTCACATAGTATTATCGGTTTATCCCAATTGATCATGTTTTCGAAGAATACTATGTCTTTAGAAGTTTCTGGGTTTTTGTATTTAAAATACGCTCTTTCGTAAGTTCTTCCAATAAAATAATTGAGCCTACCCGACTCAGAATAACTTGGTATAATGATTCGACCTCCATAGTCTCCATCTGTCGTATATCCAATAGAGTATTTAATAAAATCATTGTCGGTAAGTCCTCGTTCATATAAGTACTTTCTTATCTTATTGGCAGTGATAGATTTTGTTGTAGCTGAATGTAGAGGTTGGTATTCTTTAGGAAGCTCTGTGATTTCATCATTACTATATTCGTATTTTTTACCTTTCTTTATGTATTTGAGAACCTCCTGTGCTTCTCCTTTAGGTATTTTTAATTGCTTTAGTAGCGAGTATATAGTAGTTCCTCTGGATTTACATACCCAACACTCCCAGTGGTTTTTACCTTCTTCATTAGTTGCTAGATTAATTTCTAACTTAGGTTTTCGGTGATTGCAGAAAGGACAATTAAAAGCGTAGTTATCTCTAGCTCTTTTATGACTCTTTCCCAATACGTTTTCTATAGATCCTAATAAAAAAGTATACTCCATACTTAACAGTTATTATCTTAATATAAGAAAAAAGTTGCAATTAAGCAACTTATACGTCTGTCATTTTTAATTTCCCAGATTTAGGGTTGATCATAAAATTATCCGGCCTTATATCTAATTCATCAGAAGGTATTCCTAATCTTTTTGCTTCCGCTTCTAAGGCATCTATAAAGTCTTCAGGAATTTCTCCTTTAAATTCCCCCATAACGTCCATTGTAATTACTCCTAACTTATCCCCTAACCTACTAACATCGTAAATGAAGACAAAATTATTTGTTTTTTTTCCTTTAAGCAGCTCAGCATGATCTAATTCAACTTCGTCAGTTGTTACCTTTACCGCTTTACCGTCAAGTAGATATACAGAACCGTAATCCCCTGAGCCTAAGTATTTTCCTCCTCTATCTTGTATTTTATCTATCTGTTTATTAAAAGCAGGATCATATTCTATCGGACCTTCTAATATTATTTGCGATAGTTTCACTACAGGTCTCTTAAATTAAAATTAAAACCAATTGACGGGTATATTCTCCTCTCTCCTGGTTCATTTTCATAAGTACTAGTTGTACTTGTAATTGCAAAATGCTTATCTTCTAAGAATCTTGTTATTTCATTGAATAGCTCTTTCGGAAGGTCTTCCCGTACTATAAATTCTAGTTTTCCAAACCCTTTTCCAAATAATTTATCTCCTTTTTCACGATCTTGTGAATACTGGTTCATTGTTAAGTTAGGTTTGTACTGTCCGTACCTTTTTGTTAGTTCGGCCTGCAGCATTTCTAAAGTATTGTCAGATTCCCCGTACTCTAGTATTATTTTTACTAATTTCATGATCCTTGTCCTTTATAAAGCTTTTTATAATTCTTAGAATTTTTAAGCTTTGATGTTTTTGATTTTGCGTGAACTCCTGGTCTTTTTCTTTTGGTCTTTTCGTGAGCACCTCCAGTTACGTTATTTTTAGCCAATTTTTATTACTCTTAATTTTAAATTACCGTTTCCTTTTATGAGACGATGGTAGGTCTCTTTAGGTATAAATAGATCTTTTTCTGATAATACTTCAGGTGTCTGGTTGTCAAATTGAAATTTCCAATCTGTAGAGTGTAACGTTTGTAGGATCCTGTCTTCTTTATCTCTATGCCATACCAACTCTTCTTCAGATATATTCTGAGTAAAGGTTCTTACTTCTCCTTCTTCTATGTATGGCCTGTTTACAGTTTCTTCCATATACCCCCTTTTACTGTCAATACCTACCAATAACCTGAATAATTCTTTTTCATTCCTAAGGATTTGGCATATCTGGTCAATCTACAGCTCCAGTACCCTGGTTTACTTTTGTCTTTCTTTTGATCACAGTTATGACGATCAGCAAATGCTTTTCTTCTTTTTGGATCATCCAACTTTACTGATAGATTCTGTCCTCCATCTACTGCTCCAAAGGATACTTTTACTACGTTTCCTTTTTTATTCTTTGTATAAACATAGAACTTTTTAGATCCTCCCCGTTTAGGTTTGTTTAGTGCTACTTCCCTACCTTGGTATTCTGCTTCATAAACCATGGGTAGGTCTAAAGGTATTTTTTCACCTTCAAATATTCCATATTCACCGATATCTGTAGATTCCAATAACTCTAAATCCTGTTCGTTTAACTGTATATTACCGTCCCTAAGAGCTTGTCTTGCTTCTGTAAATAGTTGTATAAAGCTTTCGCTGGAGTACCGGTAGACATTCTCATATAAGGAGAGTTTATTGTCTAGGTGGTACTGGAGTGATGGGCATCCTATTATGTCTCTAATTCTTATCATTTGAAAATTATTATTAAGTACTCCTCTTATAAATAGTTATTTATATTGGAAGTATACTACTCTTTTTAGTTATGTCCTACATTATTAAAATTATACTCCTATAATATTACTAATATTAGCTGTTGCTACATCTATTACATTAGTAATACTATCTGGTATAACTCCTGTTACTATATTTCCGTACCCTGGTGGTGTGTAGGTAATGTCTAGGTATATTGGATATGTTACATTTTTAAACCATGCTCCTGCAGATCTAGATATAGCTGAAAGAGGTTCATTATTACTATAATCATAATCATTTCCTAAAACTACAACATTTAATACTCCATTAGTGTTTGCATCCGAAATAGCAGTACTATTTAATGTTAGTGTATTATAGGTATCTATAGCCCAGGCTAGTGAAGAAGCCATGTATGCTGTAGGAGAGGAAGGGCTCCAATTATTAAAATCAGCAGATTGAAAATTGTTTCCATCATCTGAAAATGCTGTACTCTTACCTACCATTACATCGATGGAATCGTAATTAGTTCCGTAGATTTTTAAATCCATAGAAGTTATAGTTCCGCCTACCCCTGATACATCAAATAAGAAAAATCCTCTACTTACTTCATAGAGTCCTCCTCCTCTTCCCGTTGAATATACTTCCGAGGTAAGTCCGGTAGTTGTAGATGTAGTAAATTGTGTAAAGCTGTCTGCTGATGTAGCGTCTCTAGCGGCTGCCCAGGAAGTAGTAACTGCACTGTATGCTCTTACTTCTTTAGAGGCTGTTACTGTTGTTGTTGCCATATCTTAAAACTGCTTTTTAGGTAAAAAATATTTACTATTATTATAGTATGAATTTTTAGGGGGTGTAATATCGAATTCTTGATATTCTACATCTGGTATGTTGTGTAGATTAGAAGATGTTGTTAACATATTCCACCAGGTTGCTACCCCTCTAGGTTTTATAAGCTGTGTTAATGAGGAGGATAGGTACCTAAGGCTTTCATCACCATATGTATCGTGAAATATTCCATCATAGGTTGATAAAGTATTTAAATTATCATACCAACTTCCTTCTATTATAGTAACATTAGGTTTATCAGAGGCCCATTCTTTAGCACGTGGTATAATGTCAGGATGATTTTCAACTATTGTATGAGTGGAGATTTTGTTTGATTGAATATATCCTGCTGATATACCCATACCAAATCCTATCTCTAAGATATCTCCTCCATTTTGAGTAACATATGCGGCTGACCCAGACATTAATTCATCCTCCCAATCCATCATCACTTCTCTTTCGAACCCATCATTACCCATAAAGTATATTCTATTAGATTCAAATGTAAGGCTTTGCGATAAGTAAGTCATATTGGTTTTTTATTTTATGTTATTTGTACCCAAGTACTGTCTGGATTAAAGTATATTATATTATTACCATCATCTATCATATTTCCTACAAGTCTAACTATATTACCACTCCCACTAGGAACAGCTGTTTGTAAATCACCAGCAGTAGTAGAAACATATAAATTATTTCCTTTTCCTGTTTGTGTAAATACAGAACTCTTAGCCCAACCTCTTAAAAGTATCCCATTACTAGATGCAGTGCCCATAGCAATACCTAACATTTTTGTTCCGTATGTTGCATTGTTTGCGGAAGCTCTAAACCACCCAGAATTCAGTCCTGCTGTAGTAAATACAATTAAATCCCCTTCTGCTATTGTACCATTAGTAGTATAAAAAGTTCCATAAAATGTAACTTCACCAGAATTATCGGGAGTACCAGTAATTCCTGAGTCATATACTAGATATGAACCTTCATCAAATTGTAAGTATTTTCCAGTAAATGTTAAGGCTGATTCTACTTGTAGATTATTAGTGGCGTTGATATAAGTTAAGACACCGTTAGCAGTTGTACCAGTAATGCTTCCTGCAAAAGAACTGCCTGAAGTGCCACTTGTACCAGATGTTCCTGATGATCCTGAAGTACCAGAGGAACCGGAAGTACCGTTTATTCCTGAAGTTCCTGATGAACCTGAGTTACCTGAAGTACCAGAGGAACCGGAAGTACCGTTTATTCCTGATGTTCCTGATGAACCTGAGTTACCTGAAGAACCTGATGTTCCGTCTATACCTGAAGTACCAGAGGAACCGGAAGTACCGTTTATTCCTGAAGTTCCTGATGAACCTGAGTTACCTGAAGTTCCTGATGAACCTGAGTTACCTGAAGTTCCTGATGAACCTGAAGTTCCTGAAGTACCGTTTATACCTGAAGTTCCTGATGAACCTGAGTTACCTGAAGTTCCTGATGAAC